CATCGCTTCTGTGCCAACGGCTGTATTGTTACTTCCGCTAGTAGTAGTATCTAGAGCTTTATAACCAATTGCTACGTTATCTGAATTTATAGATAATTCTGCTGCCTCAAAACCTAAAGCTGTATTTCTATTACCGGAGACATTTGTAGTTAAAGCACCTTTACCAACAGCTGTATTGCTTGTTGCCGTTGTTGCTGCACCTAAAGCAGCATATCCCATAGCAGTGTTGTAATCTCCAGACGTATTCGCATCTAAAGAAAAAGAACCTACTGATGTATTTTGTGTTCCGGTGGTGTTTGCTCGTAAAGATTTAAAACCAACAGCAGTATTGTTACTTGCCGTAGTGGAAAAACGCAAGGCTTCAGTACCAACAGCAGTATTTTGAGTTCCTGTAGTATTAGTAGTCATTGCAGCAGAACCAACTGCTACGTTGTTGTCAGCTGTAGTATTAGCTCCTAAAGATGAATCTCCGATAGCTACGTTGTAGTCACCAGTTGTATTGGCATCAAGACTATAAGCACCAAAAGCGTGATTACCTGTACCCGTGGTGTTTGCGTATAAAGAATTGTAACCAACTGCTGTGTTGTTAGATGCTGTAGTGTTTGCTGATAAAGCCCCATAAGCCAGAGCGGTATTTTGAGCCCCAGTAGTGTTTGCGGCTAAAGACAAGCGACCTAGAGCAGCATTGTAACTCCCTGTCGTAGTGGCTTCCATGCTATTAGCACCAACAGCGGTGTTGTAAGCGTCAGCAGTTTGTGCAGTTAATGCGTTGTAACCTACGGCAGTGTTCATCTGCCCTGTGGTATTAGCATCTAAAGCCGCATATCCTAGAGCAACATTATAATCACCCGTAGTAATCGCAGTACCTGCTTCATCGCCCACGACAGTATTATAATTACCACCGCTTGCAATGCTGTTACCTGCGTTGACACCTGCAATGAAGTTGGAGGTTCCTGCTGTAGTGGAATGAAGTCCTGCACTTGTTACGCTAGAATTAAAAGTAGCCGCACCTGCCGCTGACATATCAAGTATGAGGGCATTAATATTTGAGCCACCATCAGAACCAGATAAATAAATATCACCGTCTGATACCATGTTCTGCAAATACAAATTATTTGGCGTAGAGTTTGTGTACAGAGAACCCCAGTGAGTGCCGCCATTTAAAAGTTTGATGTCTGCACCATCTGCATCAAGGATGATGTCTCCAGCAACGTCTAGCGTTAGGTCGCCAGAACTTAAAGCCAAAGTAGTCCCGTCAAGCGTGAAGTTATCTACCACTACACCTGCGTTGGCTGTTACTACGCCACCTGCGACAACAGTGCCTGAGACATCAAGGTTGCCATTCAAATCTACAGTCGTCGCCGCAATCTGAATCTCAGTGTCAGCGACGAGGTCAAGCTGTCCGTCTGCGCTTGAGTTAATGTAGATCGCGGCATCACGGAACTGGACTTTATCTGTCGTGCTAAGTTCTATATTAGTGCCGCCGGAGGTGTTACCTGCAACCAATACTTCTGTCAGCGTATCTGTTACGCCGGGATCAACGCCCGCCATTGCATCAATAACCGCTGCGCCTGAGCCTGCGCCATCTAAATAAACAATCGCCGTTTTGCCTGTAAGAATGGTAACGTTAGCCCCAGAGCCTTGAGAGATTGCAATCGATTGTGATCCGGTAGTTGCATTCTCTATAAACATCACGCGGCTTACGGTATTCGGCGCAATCGTGCAAACTCTGGTCGCGGTCAAACTGCCGGCAGACGTTATCTTGAAATACATTGCCCGGGCCGGGTCGGAAGCGCCATCCGCAATCGTGGTCGTTGCGTCTGCGTCAGAGCCAAATACCTGCTGAGTCGCGTAGCCCAAAGCTTCGCCGATTAGCTCTAGGCTGACATTTGTAGTCGTTCCCCATGTGCCGGAGCCTTCCCCTGTCGCTAATTCAGTTAATCTCAGATCATTAACGTAAGTTGCCATTTGCTATCCTCTTCTTCAGGCGGCATCGCGCCCTGCTTCAATTTGATCGTAACCAGCGGTTTGGCTGGAATCGATTGGGTTGTAATTCGGACTCTGCGATGTGTCTATATTTGAATATCCAGAGGTCTGGGCCGTATCAATCGCAGCGTATCCTGCTGACTGATCTGTATCAATATCGCTATAACCGGGATCTTGGCCCGGTACTATTTCACCCCATACTAAGGGTTTTCCGAGATCAATTGTAACCGATTGGCCGATTAATGAAACCACCGAGCCTGCGACGATTGTTGCGTTGCCCAAGGCGGAGTTTGTTTGCTGACCGGTGGGAATTATATTTGCCTTCCCGGTGGGCGCAAGAGACCCAGCGGCAGACGTTATCTGCTGACCGGTCGGGGTGACTTTTGCTTCTGCGTCAACCGTGACAGCGCCAATCGACGAGGACGTTTGAACGCCAGCGGTCTGGACAATCGCCCGGGCAACAATTTGAATTGATCCGGTGGCGGAGGTTATCTGCTGACCGGTCGGGGTGATGTTAGCCTTAGCGCTGACGGCTAAACTGCCAACGGCGCTAGATATTCTTTGGCCGGTGGGCGTTACATTCGCCTCTGCATCAACTGACGGCGCGCCAACGGCAGAAGTAATCTGCAACCCGGTGAGCTGGACCACTGCGCCAGCGACAACGGACATCGAGCCGATGGAGGATGTGGTCTGTTGGCCGGTGACAGGAACATTAACGTAGAGAGGAGTTCCCCAAGCGCCCAAGCCCCAAGTGCCGCGACCCCAACCTTCCTGCATTTTATCCGCCTATCAGTTGCTTCTCAGCATCGCGCAAGTGACCAACAGCGGTCGTCATGATGTCTCGCACAGCGTCAGTCATGAAATCTTGCTCGAGAGAAGCTTCGAGTTTGGCGATGGCCAGTTGAATGTCTTGTAAAGCAGTCATAACCACTCCTAAATGAACGCCCATCTTAATCCTTTATGCAGCCGTTGATAAGCCCTGATATTTGCGGTTGAGGATACGCTTAATCTTAGAGGCGTACATATTTTGGTCTCGATACAGGCTGTTAATCTGCTTAGCAATCCGGTGGTCACTTAAACCACGGGACCGCAGACGGTGGATCGACTTCAACACCTTCTGCTCTTCCGGGTGCTCAACCAAGCGCTTGCGGGTTTTGTTGCCAATCTTAACCGGCTCTGTAACGTAGCCGAAGGGTGCGGATCCACCAATAAAGAATCCGCGAGAAGCCCAATCGACTTTACCTTCGCCAAACCGGTCCTTGATGTTGGCGTGTTCGATCTCGGCGACCGCTGATAATACCATCAGCATGATCTTGTTAGCCATGTCGGACATGTCAAACCGTGATTTAAGACCCTTCTCATCCTCAAACTTGGGGTAAACAATCGGCATGTCGCCAAACTGTTCGCAAAAGAACAGCGTGATATTGGTCTGCTGCAAGACCGGTATCATAGATAACAGGTCAGAAGTTGACCGGGACAGCCGGTCGAGGCGGGTGCAGACAATGATATCGGACTCGTCCATGATATCGGTCATGTCACGAGAAGCGGGGCGCTCAAGAATGTCTATCGTGCCGCTGACACCATCGTCAATAAACCACTCATCGACGGGGCGGTTGTATTTGTTCTCGACAAACTCGCTGATCAGCGACTGCTGAGTCTCAACCGATACGCCGGACTTGGATTGCTCCTTGGTCGATACGCGGCAGTAGCCATAGATCTTGTTGATCTGCGTAAATGGCCTGATCATTTAACACCTCCAACGTACCCGTAATCGGTAAGCTCTTCGTGCAAGCGCTTCCAGTTAATATTCAGCGGAGTGCGGGTGGTTGCTCGGTCAGCAAACATCACGCTCCCGTCCTTGATTAGCTCAACTGCGCGGTACATTTCCCTGACCCCATCATAAACGATTTCGATATCGTGCAGCTTGCAGGTTCTGCGAACGCGGTTGTAGTAAACTTTCTTTTCTTGGCTGTTCATTTCTTTCTCCTTTGTCAGCAGAAGGATTAGAACATAGAAAAAGCCTTTGTGCAAACATTTGCAAACAAACACGGAGAGAGGTACACTGAGTGAGCAAGATCATAATTGAGCTTGATAAAGAAGACGCGGAAAAAGTTTTGGAAACTTGCGGACAGATAGTCGTTCTGCTTGAAAATATTCTCACGGAGATTGAAAATAATGGAAAAATACTTCGAGACGATAGATCGGGTGATGTTTCATGTGAAACATAAGTCTTTGAATAGTCAGAAAAAAGCTGTAAAAAAAGCCATGCGTCGAGAGCATGACGCGGGGCCAGAGGCAAACTACATCTTTAAGCTATGGAGAGAAATCAATGAATGACATTTACGAGCTTGAGGAGTACCACCATGACGGCAAGATCGGCGCTTTTGTCAAAACCAGATCTTGCCGGGCAGATTCTTTTTACGACCTGATCGAGCCGAGGATCACCAAGCTCGAAGATGATGGGGTTCAGTTTCACTTATACCGTAAGTGCGGCGGTCTTAGGGAAGTGATTATCTAAAGAAGCGCATCAGAGGCGCTAATAAGACCTTCCTGATCTCTTTCCGGGAGCTGGCCAAACATGAGTGCCAACGCCTGATAAACAGGAATGCCTAGTTTTTGGGCGATCAGGGGAACCATATTCAAGCCGCGTTCGTCCATAATCGGACCCTTCATCGCGTACTCGGCCATAGGTGCGACTGTCTCGCCAACGGTACGCATCATATCTTGACCCAACGCCTGCGCTTCTGGACCGGCATCATATAAACCGCCGATACGCCGAGCGGTGTCTTCTCTCACGGCGCGGATCTCTTCGGCGGTGCCGCCCGGCCTTCCGAGACCACCCAAGTATTCATCAACTCCCGCTGCCCCGCCGAGTATCGCGCCGCCAATTTCGCTCATAGCGCCCAACCCTAGCTGGCCGACGAGGGAGGGTAGGCCAACTTCATCTTTCTGTTTCGCGGACCTGAAGACGGTTTCTTTAGGTGCTTTCCTTGATTTTACGCCCATGCCGGACCCGAAAACCTCTGATGCCTCGTCAAGACCGCCGGCAGCAGCTTCTTCTGGTGTCATCAGTCCGGCAGAGGTTAGGGCGAAAGCCAGAGCGCCCGGGGCCAAGCCTGACAGAGAATTAACGTCTCCGCCCCTATCCTCTATTCTTCTCAAGATGTTTTCGGTAATCGTTCCGCCGTAGGACTTCATTTGAAGGGCGCGGATCTCTTGTGCGGTTGGATTCGCAGAATCTTTAACCTTCTTCTGAGCATCGCCGAAACGAGCCTCCGGCAACAGATCGAATATCGTTACCTCGTCAGCGCCTTCGAGCGTTCCTATACCTTCGCCCGGAACCGCATAAGGGTATGAAGGGTGCGTGGAAGGTGTGATCTCGCGGCCAGTGTAAATCCTGCCCACGTTCTGTAAACCAGCGTCACGCGACATCAGTTGAGATGGGTCGGAGGCGATAAGGCGCGCTGCACCAATACTAAGACCGCCCTCCTTCCTAAAGTTGACATCCATCATGTTCATCAGCTCTTTTCTGACGGTGTCGGGTGTGGATCGCCACACCTCAACCGACTTCGGGTCGTCAACGCCGGGCCACTCTTTTATCTTCAGGCCGGCATTTTTTCTGACTCCTTTCTTTAAAGATCCTTTTGTTACGAAATCTTTAATAGCCTTGTCGAAAGCTTTTTTGGTGGTCTTGTTCATGTTGGAAGAAGCAAAACCAAGCATCAGCTCTCCCACCATATTGGAAAAATCACCGCCGGTCGGGGCCATTCTCCAAGGAATAAATATAGGGTCTTTGCCGGATCCAGATCTAAACTCTCTGGCAAGCTCAAGAATTTGCCGGCTCGGGGTCATGGCAGAGGCCCAAACCTGATTCGGGTTTTCGAACATGAAGTCTTGACCGCCGCGCATATCAACAGCGCGGTACAAGGGTACATCGTTGACCCCTACGATCATGCCGCCAGCTCTGGTGCGGTCAGACATAGAGGTGACAAAGTTTTCTCCTTCGAGGTCGGACAACCGAAGCGGTGGTTTGATCATTGCCTCATTTCTGGGCAGGAAGTCAGCCCGGAGAGACTGCAAACCCTCTTGCTCCCGCTTTCGAGGATCGAACCGTGAGTCAAATTCCAAGGTCTGCCCCAAAGAGCGGATGCCTTCGGTTGCAATATTCTTAACGCCCGCAGCTTGCGCCTCCTCGGGGGTCATTGTTCCGGCAGCTACCGCTGACGCAAGGGGGATAGAAATTCCGTATTTTTTGCTTATCTCTATAAGCCGATCATCAAATATGACGTAGTTCATCGACTGCTTGTCGGGCGACTTGTGCCGGGTAAATGCGTCAGCGTATTTAACGCCTTTTACGCCTCGCTTTAGCAGTTCTGTAACCCCTTGTGGGGAGCGAGTTATCCGGTGCATTAACTGCTCGTCCGTGGGGTCATACGGCATTCCGACCCTTTCCTTTAGCGGCAAATCACCTTCATCGCCTTTTTTGTACTCTTCGACGAAGTCTTTCACCCCTTGAGGTTGCTCGTCAATCGGCCTGTCCCATTTGAGCAGTTCGTCAGGCTTTACGTCTAGGTTGACCTCGTACATGCGGCCAAGATTGGGGCCGTAGTCTTCGATCTCTTGTATGACCTCCTTAGCTAACTTTCTATCCGCATCCTTCATTTCAGGGTCGGCGGCATATTTTTTCAAATCGTCAAGCTTGGAGTCGTACATGTCCCTGCGCTGATAATCCTCGTTTCGCTCCGCTTCCTTGTACTTGTCATACAGCCAACTTTCAAACTCTACATCCCGTGATAACTGGTCTTTATACTCTCTTGCAACCTTTTCATTCTCTGCAAAATACAAACCACGGCCCTGAGCCTGTGCGCCTTCGCCGGTCCCCATCTTGCTGATATCAAACATCCCTAGATCAGAAGGTTCTCCAACCGGCTCGTACAGGCTGGTGTCGCTAACAATTCTCATCTGGACAGGGTTGTCCAA